TTACGGGACCGCGCTGTACGCCAACTACGAAAGCGTTTGGGTCGACTATCAGTACACCGTGGACCCATCCTTGTTCCCAGCATATTTTGTTAATTACCTAAAGCACGCTCTCGCCGCGTCCTTTGCGGAGCCGATTACGGATCAGATCACCAAAGCGGACTACTACCACAGACTCGCTTATGGCCTGCCGTCTGAAAACATGCGGGGCGGCCTTGCTAGGGTTTCGATGAACATTGATGGCGTTGATCGCCCGCCGCAGAACATCATGGACTTCCCGCTCACGGATGTTCGCGGATGAGCCGAATCATTCAAATACAGAATGATTTTACGTCTGGCGAGCTTGACCCGAAACTGCGTGCAAGGACTGATATCGCGCAATACCGCTCGGGACTCTCTTCTGCGACGAATGTCAGTATTCAGCCGCAGGGTGGCGCACGGCGCAGGGATGGCACTAAATACATCGCTACTCTTGACAGTGGGGCTGGGACCGCTGTTCGCATGGTTCCTTTTGAGTTCAGCGTTGACGATAGTTACATGCTCGTTTTTACGCCGGGCAAAATGTATGTATTTAAGAACTCGGCGCAAGTAACGAATATCAATGGCTCAGGCAATGACTACCTAACTATTGCCGCCATCACTTCTGGCATTTTGCCTGAACTGAATTGGGTGCAGAGCGCGGATACGCTCGTTATTGCTCACGAAGACCTAGAGCCGGTGAAGATCGTCAGGGGCGTGTCTGACTCTACTTGGACAGCCACAACGATCAGCTTTGACTTTGTGCCTCAGTATGCGTTCTCTCTTGATACCCATTTTCCCACTTACGACATCACCCCAAGCGCCACGGCAGGAAACATTACTGTTACCGCGTCTAGCGTCACTACCGATACAGGCACGGCCCAGGCTGGCTCAAGCAATACGATAACTCTGAAGGCGGCGAGCAGCTTTGGGTCTGACGACCAGCCTAACGGAATGTTTATTGAGATCACTAGCGGCACCGGGTCAGGGCAGACGCGACACGTTGAGGACTACGTTGCCTCAACAAAAGTTCTCACAGTAGCGCCCGCGTGGGACACTGCGCCTGACAACACCTCTGGCTACGAAGTAAAAGCATTCAAGGCGGCTGCCGTTGGTGAGTATGTCGTGCAAAGCAACGGCTTTGGTCGCGCTCGCATTGTTGAATACGTTAGCGACACAGTAGTAAAGGCATACACAGAGACTCCGTTTTTTGACACGTCAACGATTTCTTCTGGCGACTTTTTTATTGAGCATGGCTACGAGGATGTGTGGGCTCCAACAAGGGGCTGGCCGCGCAGTGTAGTTTTCCACGAAGGGCGACTTTACTTCGGCGGCAGCAAGTCTCGTCCATCTACAATTTGGGGATCGCGCGTAGGCGACTTCTTTAACTTCTCAAAGGGCGAGGCTCTTGCTGATGATAGTGTCGAGGCAACGCTAGATACCGGCACCTTCAATGCAATCGTGGATATCTACTCGGGTCGTCACCTTCAGGTTTTTACTACGGGCGGTGAGTTCTATGTGCCGCAGGCGCTAGACGAACCGATCACCCCAGAAGCACTTATTATCAAGCAGCAAAGTTCTTACGGCGCAAGGCCCGGCATTCGCATCCAGAACATTGACGGTGCTTCTCTGTTCGTTCAGAGGCAGGGCCGGTCGTTGCAGGACTTTGAGTATGCAGACGTATCTAACGCATACACGTCTGCAAAGATTTCTTTGCTTTCCTCTCATCTCCTGAAGTCTCCTGGCGAGATGGCTGTGCGGGTCAGCACGCGAACCGATGAGGGCGACAGGCTTCTAATCGTCAATGACGACGACGGCAGCATCGCCTGCTACACACTTCTCCGCTCGCAGAACGTCATTGCGCCGAGTGAATGGACTACGGACGGGACGTTCTTGAATGTTGGCGTAGATGTGACTGACATCTATGTTGTTGTTAAGCGAAACGTAAACAGCGCGGATGTCTATTATGTTGAGGTATTTGACAGCGACACGCTCTTGGATTGCGCCAAAACTGGTGGCGCTGCATCGTCTGTGGCAATGGCTCACCTTGAAGCTGAGTCAGTCAAAATCATCCGCGATGGCGTCGTTGAGCCGGATCAAACGGTTCCTGCTTCGCCCTACACCATAACATTCGCACAGACCGCAACGACCAGTTATCAGGTTGGCCTGAACTTTACGCCGTCCATTGTGACGTTGCCGGTTGAGCCGAATCTATCAAGTGGTTCGCTGCGGGGCTTTAAGAAGCGTATCTTTGAGGTTAATGCCGAGGTCTACGAAACTCAGGCGATGACAATCAACAACAAGGAAGTTTCCTTCCGCCGGTTTGGAACTGGCATTCTTGACGATGACGTCGCTGAGTACACCGGGATCAAAACGCTAAACGGCATTCTCGGGTACAACTACAATGGGCAAATCACTATTGGCCAGGCGGTGCCGCTCAAGATGAACTTGCTTGGCATCGACTACAAAGTTAGCGCGGGGCAGTAATGGCAGCACTAATCGCAACCGCTGGAACATTGGCAGGCGCAGCAAGTTCTGCGCTTCCGGTGATTGGAGTCGCTCTTTCAGCCGCCAGCGCCTTCAGCCAAATTCAGGCTGGTAGGGCGCAAGCGGCTGGCTTGGCGCAACAGGCAGCACTTGAACAAGTAAAGGCTCGCGGTGAGGCATTGCAATACAGGCAGGCAGCAGTAGATAGGCTTAAATCTCTCAACGCTCAACAAGGCGCTCTAGTCGCTCGCGCGGGGGCTGGCGGGCTGGACCCGTTTAGTGGGTCGTACAAGCAGCTATCTGAAATAGCAGAGAGAGAAGCGGCTATTGATTACAGGATTTTGCAAGACAACCAAATCATCGCCAGAGAGGGCGGCTCAGTACGGTCCGGCCTGTTTCTTGACAGCGCCGCTCAAGCCAAAAGGTCTGGCATATTTGGCGCTGGCGCAACGCTTGGACAGGCTGCCCTAACATACAGAAAAATAGGTGGCCCCCCGAAGGAACCCGCTAATGGCTAGGCGTCCTACACTTATTCCCGGTCCAAATGTGGACTATGCGTCCGCTGGGGCGGCTAGGGCACAAGCCTATGGCTCCCTTAGCAATGCGCTCGACCGCATGAGCGGCTTTGCCTTTAAGGAAGCTGCGGAGAGGGCGCAGATCGCTGGCGCTCAGTATGGCTTTGACAAGCCAATTACGGTTGAGCAAATCCAAGATGCAATCGCGCAAGACAGAGATATTGACGAGATTGTAGGCGATCCGACGACTATCTTTGGCGCTGCCTCTCGCGCAACGATTGGTCAAAAGTTGCAAGCCCAGCTAGAGGGCGAGGCAAGAAGCCAGATGGCCGTAATTAACGGCGCTGTTGCAGCCGGGCAGCCTGTTGATCTTGACTCCATCAAGACAACGATTAACGGCGTCATGGATGGCCACTCTTCTGTTTTGGCAGAGATTGACCCGCGCCTTGCATCGCAGTATCGCGCAACCATTTCAACGGTTGCGGCGTCTACATTCAAACTTGCTACTGAGGAAGTGTTTAAGGCGCGGCAGCGCGAGTTAGTCAACGACTACGACACTAGCAAGTCGAGCCTAGTAAATGTATTGGGGGCTGCTTATAGCAGCGCGGGTGAGAACGATTTTGGTGCTACTGCAACAGCGATACAAAGAAGCCATCTGAGCATTGCCCTAAATACTGGCGACATGACCATTGCACGCAATGCTCAGTCAGACTTTGAGGCGGCAGATTCAGCGGCGGCTACGGGCGCTCTAGTTGGACATGCCTTAAAAAATCTCTCTAGCACCGATGAGCAGAACGGCGGCTTTGGAGAGCGTTCGTGGATTTGGAAGAAACTGTCACCCGCTGAACAGGAAGATGTAATACGGCGCGTCAGGACTATTAGAGACAACCGTTACACTGACGAACAGCGGCAAGAAGCAGAACAGGATGAGGCACTTAAAGAGAGGGCAAATAGTGTGGCTGCAACACTAAGCGTTATGGACCCGAGTGATCCGGGACGCGATGCCCTCCTTCGGGAGTTGGAGAATTTCAACTCCTTGGGTCTATATGCTCCATCCGTATATGAAGGCGCTCGCGATGGCCGCTTAACCCCAAGCAATAAGGACCACTTTTACGAAGTCGAGCAACTCATTCTAAAGACTGAAATAAGAACGCGATCCGAGTTAGATGCAGCCTTCACGGGTATGAACATCAATGTTCAAGATCAGAATGCCCTGTACGATAAACTCAGGACTGTTACGTCTGATATTTACCGGCAGGCCGTGGATGTAGTTAAACCAATCGTCGAATCAAGCAGCCAAATCTCTGACCGTAACAGGGCGCTCGCTACTGCCACTGCGGCAGTTCAACTAACAAGCGAAGCGCAAAGACAAGGATTGTCGCCATCTGATCTTAGAGAAACCGTGATCGTAGACGCGGAAATAACAGCAGCCAAGGACGACATGCGCCGCGCACTTGACCGTCTATCGACAGATGTTGAGGGCTGGAACGACCAGGGAATCGACTTTACCGCCGACGCGATTCTTTCTTTTGACAGCGTTGAGTCGCTGCTAACAAAAATCAATCAAATTAAAAGCAGTGAGTTCTACGACAAACTGAGGGACAAGGGTCCACTTGATAGGGCGCTTTCCAATGTTGTTGAGTCTTACAAACGGCTTGCTAAATATGACATTAGGAATTTGGACTAATGAGTGACGCTTTTTCTCAAATGTATGAGTTAAAGGCTGAAAGCCAAATTTACGGCGATCTCTCGCCAGAAAGGTTTTCGCCTGACAAGCCGCAAGAAAAAAAGATTAGCGAGCGGGCGTTGCGGTTTGACCCAAAGTTCATCAACTATGCCAAACAGATTTACGCGGTCATGCAGGGCCAGCCGTTTGATG